AGGAAATGTTTAATCTTAATATTTAGATAAAAAAGACCCCTTACATTTAGTAGGGGGTTTTTTATTATATTTATTGTAAATTTGTAAAAAAGATGTATGTCATATAATAATTTTATCATTGATTTTACTTTGACCGACATAGGTACAGTTGTTGAGCCTGTTACATTAGCAGAGGCAAAATTGTATTGTAGGGTTACTACAAATGTTGATGATAACCAAATTTCCTTAATGATTAAACAAGCAAGGGAAGCGGTTGAAGTAGGTACAGGATTGAGTTTAATACCTAAAACTGCGGTTGTATGGTTTACAAATTGGGATGGTAACTTCCAGCTGCCTTATGGTCCGATGAATAGTTTTACATCCTTAATAGACCAAAACGGAGACACTATTGTTGCTGCTGATTACACTTTAGTAGGTGGTAAGTTCCCACAATTACAAAGACCACAATTCCAAAACTTAAAGGCTACTTATGTGGTAGGCTACGCAACTATTCCGAACGATTTAAAGATTGCGATTTTAGACCAAGTTAGCTACGATTACGAAAATAGAGGATTGGATAGTGATACAGGTATTTGTGAAAAGACTTGGAAAGCGTGTCAGCGTTGGACAAGAATAAGCCCAATATTATGAGGATAGGAAGCAAAAAGGCAAACTATGTTGATGCCAACACAATGTACTCGGAAATAGGCTTATATGTGCCTACAATTACTGCTGATGGGCAAGGTGGCTACACAACTACCTATGCCTTACAAGAGACAGTATTTGGTGATTTTAGACCTATGGATGAAAGCAGAAAGTTAATGGATGCTCAAATAACATATACAAGGGCTGCAAAGCTATTTGTCCGTTACGATGTTACAATAACCAATAACTACAAAATATTGGCAGAAGGCGATACTTATGTAATTCATTCTTTGAAGGATGTAGAAAACCAATTTAGATTTTACGAAATATTAATGTATTTCTAATGGCAGATAACATTTCATTTAGGATTGAAGGATTAGATGCACTAATTAAAAGAATGGGCAAATTAGCACCTGAAATTGCTAAAGAAGTTGCTATGGAAGTGAACGCATCTGCATTGGCTATTCAAAGCAAAGCAAGAAGGTCAGTTGCTTCAAATTCTACTGATAAAGGTAGATTAGTAGGTTCAATACAATTAAAGGAAATTAACAAAGGAGACAAAATAATGTACACAGTTGGAAGTGCATTAAAATATGCTCCTTATGTTGAATTTGGCACAGGTGGAACAGTTAATGTACCTGCTGGATATGAAGATTTTGCAATACAATTTAAAGGCAAAGGAATAAGAAAAGTAAACCTACGACCAAGACCATACTTAATACCAGCCTTTGAAAGCGAAATACCTATTTTGAGAAAGAACATACAAAATGTAATAAAGAATGTTAAATCCTAATATAGAAATAAAGAAATGGTTTTATACCAACTTGACAAGTTCAAGTACATTGCCTGTTTACGATGGTTACGCACCTGATAACGGAGTTAATGAATATGTGATTATGACAGGCAGGGCATCGGCACAGGAACAAGGTAAAATAAGTTACACCAATGCAGTTACCATTGATGTTGACATTGTAATAAAAAATAGTAACTTTGGATATAAAAGAGCCGAAACAATAAGCGATTTAATACTAGCTGCAATCAATTCCGAAACGAATATAACCCTTACAAATGGGTTTTATGCTACAAGTTTGGTGGTGGGTGCAATTAGAAATTTGGATGGTTTAAACCCTTCGGATAATGTATTTAGAACAATAATAACTTATAATTTAATAATAACTCAAAATTAAAATAAAATGGCAGAAACAAAAGTATCAGCAAGAGATTATATTCTTACCGCTGACATAGACGGAGACGCAACATTTAAAGCAGTCGCTTGTCTTACAACTAACTCAATGACATCAACAGTAAACACTATTGATGCAACTTCTAAATGTGGAGACCAATATCAAGTTGGTCCTTCATTTACTCAATCATTCAAAGCTGAAGGATTTGCAATTGATGAAACAGGAACTCCAAGTAAGGATTCTTACCAACAATTGTATGCTGCTCACGCTGCTAAAACTGCCTTCAATATGAAGATGGGTAAAGCAACTCCAACTTCAGGAGATGTGTATTATTCAGGTCAAGTATTTATTAGCGATTTTGAAGTAAATGCTGCTGATAAAGATGATGTTAAATTTACTGCAACTTTCGTAGTAACATTGCCACCATTAACACAAACTGAACAAGCGTAAATCAATAACCTATGTTTGAATTAAAACTAAACAACAAAACAATTCAATTAAAATGGGGTACTTGGTCAATGAGGGAATTTTGCAAAGCAAAAGACATAACTATTGATAAGTACTTTGAGTTTTTAGGTAGTAACCAATACGACTTGGATAACATTGTTAAACTAATACATATAGGATATAAATCAGGATGTATAAGTACCAAACAAGAAGTAGAATTTACCGAAGATGATGTTTGCGATTGGATTGATGAAATAGGCGGTATTTTTAATCCTGAAGGACAAGTCCTTTTGTATTTGAAGTATATTGTTGAAAGCACAGTTACAACAGTACAAGGCAATCCTAAAGAAGAAAAAAAAAAGTCTAATAAAGTTAGGGTGGGATGATATTTTAGTTAAGGCTGCTGAATGCAATATAAGACCCAATGAGTTTTGGGATATGACTTGGAAAGACTTTTCTATTATCGTAATGGGTAAAGAAAAACAAGAGTTAAACGAATGGGCAAGGACTAGAAACCTTGCCTATATTGTATATTTAAGTAACACTACTGAAAAATCACCCAAGAGTATGAAGTCTTTTTGGAACATACCAGCAATTGATGATTTGGAAGTTGAAGAAGAAAAGGTAATGTTAACAACAGACCAATTGGCAAGGACACTAAAGTTGTACGGAGTAAATTAAAATATTATGGCAGAAAATTTTGATAAGTTTAGTATTGGTATTGATGCCGATGTTTCAGCGTTACAATCTAGTTTAAAGGCTGCACAAAATACTCTTGCACAATTTGAAGGTGCATTAAAGAAAGCTACTAATATTGGCGAGATAAATTATTTATCTAAAAACATAGATAATTTAAAAGGTAAAATTGCTCAATTAAATCAACAGGCAGGTAGTTTAGGCAGACCAATGGGGGATGCTTCGCAATCGCTTATAAACTTCTCAAGGATTGCTCAAGATGCACCTTATGGAATTATGGGTATTGCGAACAACCTGAATCCTATGGTTGAATCGTTTCAACGATTAGCTAAAACGGAAGGTGGAACTAAAAAGGCTTTACAAGCAATGGTTGCAGGATTAGCAGGTCCAGCAGGGGTTGGAGTTGCAATTGGTATAGTATCTTCATTAGCGGTTACATTTAGTAAAGAAATAATTGCATACTTTAAAGGACCAACTGCTGAACTAGAGGCATTTAGAAAGAAACTTAAAGAGGTTGCAGATGATATATACAAGTTAATTGGTGGAGAACAAACCAAAAGAACTAAAGGTATAATGTTAGCTGAACTTATTGTTGGTGGTGATAAAACACGACAACAAGAAGCATTAAAACAATTAAAAGATTTATATAGCAATAGTGCTGCAATTCAAAATGCAAAATTAGGTCAAGATAAAAAGTTTTATCAAAATTTAGTTAATCAAGCAGCAATGCAAGGTGATGCAACTGCTAAAGAAAAAAACAATCTTGAACAACTAAATGTTGCATACGCTGAAAATGCAAAAAATGAAAAGAAAAGAAATGATGCTTTAGCGTTGGTTACTGGTCCAAAAAAAATGATTGAATATGGACATTCTCATATAAGAAGTGTTGAATATCAAAGGGATTTAATAAATAAACAATATAATAAATTAGGTGATGATATAAAAAATAACATTGCTAGCCTTGAGGCAAATACATTTACTCAATTAGCAAAAGTTACATTATTCCCAACTCCTGATAAAAATAAAGCTAAAGAATCATTAGACACATTAAAAGAATTTTCTGCTAATTTAAAATATGAATTAGCTAAACAATTAATGGATATTGAAACATATAAGAAAAGATTTGAGAAATTAGACTTATCTTATATTAAATTTGAATTTAAAGATGCACCTGTAAAGGAAAGTGAATTTAGCAGAAAAACTAAAAAAGAATTAGCAGACCCATATCAAAATAGTTTAGGTAAGTTTTTAACTAAAAATACCAAAGAATTGATGGATAATGCAGCAGCATTAGCTAAAACACAAAAACAATACGAGGATTTTGCTAATTCAATTTCTAGAGATGTTTCAGGTGCTTTAATGGGAATGTATGCAGATTTACAAAGCGGTGAATCAGTTTTAAATTCAATTGGTAATATGTTAAGCAGATTAGCTGAACAATTTGTAGCTGCAATATTACAAGCTACTATTTTTGCTGCGATTATGTCAGCAATAAACGCTGGAACTGCTGGAGCATTAACCTTTGGCGGATATTTTATGAAGGCTTTAGGAATGGCTGATGGTGGAATCGTAACAGGACCAACACACGCTTTAATAGGCGAAGGGAATGAAAGTGAAGCAGTAATGCCATTAAGTAAATTAAGCGGAATGCTTAACACTACATTTAATGCAGGTGCAATGAATGGTGGTGGAATGGCAGGTGGAGGTTCATTTGTATTAAAAGGTAATGATTTAGTTTTAGCATTACAAAGGTCTAATTATTCACTTAATTTAAGAAGGGGAGTATAATGGCATACGTTAATAAATATAAAATTACAATGGCTACCAAAAGCGGTAGCATTTCAATATTATATATGTTAGAAGATGGATATGCTGGGGCTTTAATTGAATATCCTGCAACTACAATTCAGTTGCAATATATCCCAAGAAGCGATGATATTTTTGAGCCTATTTATACAAGTCAATTAAGTATTGGAATTGATGTTACGGATGACATTGAAAATATGCCAAACCTAACAACATTAAACGATAGAAAGTATTTGTGTGAACTTTATTATGATGAAATTTTAGAGTGGACAGGATGGGCATTAAGTGATAGTGTTCAGTTTTCATTTACAACAGGCAGGAAAGAACTTTCATTTAACGCAATAGATGGTTTAGGTATATTAGAAAAGATTAAATACCCATTAGCTGAAGATTATGTTTTAAGTGATTTTAATGACTGTATGTTTTTTTTAATAAACTCATTAAACGCAATTGCTTTTCCTACTAACTTAAATGTTATAACAGGAATAAGTTATTACGCAGATGGAATGGATGATAGAGCAGATGTAAGCTGGGCTGACCCATTAAAACAATCATATTTAAACTTTGCTTTATTTATTACTAATGATTATGAGGTTGATAATTGCTTGTCAGTTATTACTAAAATAGTAAAGGGATTTGGTGCAAGATTATTTCAAGCACAAGGTAAATGGCAAATACTTGCAGTTTCGCAATTTGCACAAGAAACATATTGGTTTACTGAATATGATAATGCTGGATTAGTTGTTGATTCAGGAACTACAAGTTTTAATGGTTTAATAGATGGATTTACGGATAATACAACAGGTTTATTCTTTGTTGATAACAGCCAAATTAAACTATTGAGAAAAGGTTATAACAAGGTGCAATTTGATAAGAACATTGAATATCCTTCAAACTATATTACTAATGGCGATTTAAAACAAATAGTATCAACAACTCACGCTTACGCTTGGACTGAAGATGTAAATGGTGCATTAATATTTGTAGCACCATATCCTAGTAGGTTATCAAACGATTATTACATAGATATTACAAATGTTGTAGC